CAGCAGAGCCGCCGCGCAGGGAAAGGAGTCCCTGCAGTCCTCCGGCTTCACACCGTCCCTCAGCCGCCGTGTCAGATCCGCCGCTGCCGCCGTGCACATCGCCTCCAGCAGCGGCTTCTCCTCCTCCGCAGGCCGCGCGATCAATGCCGCCAGCCCTAAAATCTGTTCCACCATATTCCTGCCCTCCCGACCGGAGCGGCCTTAAATGGTCAGAATCTTCCCGGCGTCGGTGTACAGCTTGGCGAAGCCGGAAATGCTGGTGATGGCGGCCCGCTCCACCTGCCGGTCGATGAGCTTGTCGTACTCCACCATCACGTCTCCCGCGCTGACCATTTCTAGTGCATAGTTGCGGTCCAACCCGATCAGCTTGCCGCTGGGCATAGCGCTGGTCCGCAGAAGCGTAGCGCCCAAGGGGGAGGTCAGCGTGCCGGTGCCCTGGAAGTTGAGTCCCGTCAGAGGATTCTGGAACTCGCTCATTTTCAACATGTCCAGCATCACCGCGTTTGGCACCAGGATGGTGTTCATGGTATAGGGATCAAACTGCCCCCAGAAATCCAGCAGGGCCTCGTAGGTCAGCGTCCCCTTGGTCCCACCGATGGGACTGGTACCCACCGTAAACGCCTCGGCGGGGTTGTCGTTGCCGTCCCCCTGGGTAATGACCTTGATGGCGTCCTCCAGGTGCATCCTGGCGATGTGGCTGCCGATCTGCCGCAGGGTGATGGAGAACAGGTCCAGCCGCTGGAACCGGATGGCCTCATAGGAGGCCACCAGCATCCGCCCCCGCTTGTGGAGCTTTACCAGATTGCTCTGGGTCCGCACGGTGGTCTGTGGCAGCTGCGCGCCCTCCTCCACCCGCTTCAGGCTCTTCTCCTCCTCGCTGGGCACCGAGGAGATAGACCGGTAGTCCATCCCGTCAAACTGGGTGGTGGTGGCGGTAATGGAGGGCAGCACATTGTCCTCCTCCATACCCTGCCGCACGATCCGTGATACGAACTCCGGGAACAGCACCGCCGACTCTGTGGTCCGGAAAAACTTCTCCACCACATCGGACCGGCTGCCCTTCACATGGATATCGAACCGCTTCAGCTGCCGCTGGAAGGCGTCCAGCCCCTCCAGGGGCGTGCCCCGATAATTCTCGCTGGGGTCCGCCGCCTCCAGCACCTGGGTAAAGGACCTCCCAGCCTCGCCGTACATACCCTTTTCCAGTCTCAGATTGTCATACGCATACGCCATATTGCCTATTCCTCCTTTAAAGCATCATCGTCACGGTTTTCACCGCAGCGTCCACATCCGCCACCAGGCAGTTCACGCCGCCCTCAGCCGCCTTCACGCCGCCCTTGCCGTCGGCCGCCAGCGTTCTCCAGCCCATGCCGGGAGCCGTCCCGGAGTACCCCACGGTCACGAATCCCCTTACCTGTACCGTACAGGCGTCGTCCTTGCAGCAGATCGCCACGCCGCAGAACCCATCATCCGCCGCACACGCGCCTACCGTACCGTTTTCGGTCACCTTGACCACCTCTCCCTCCGTCAGCTTTCCGCCCAGGAAGGTGGCGCAGACCTGACCCACGCCTTCAAAAGAAACGCTCATTCTCAAAATCCTCCTTTTCTCAAATCAGGAACGCCTTATCCTCGTCTCCACAGGACGCCGCCCCCTTGGGCCGCAGCTGGGGAACGGGAGGATATATCTCGTCCATCCGCTTCCGGTATACCCTGGTCATTTCCAGCAGCTCGTCCTCCTCCATTTTTTCCGCCGCCCTGGAAAAGACCTTCAGATCCAGCGTCTCGTCCGTCAGCCCCGCCAGCCGCACCAGCTCTCTGCGCAGTCCCTCCATATAGGACCGCCCCAGCTGCGCCTCCTTCTCCAGCGCCTCCAGCTGCTTCAGACATCCTGGATAAGCCGCCAGCGCCCGCTTCAGATCCACGCCAGCCTCATAAATGAAGCTTTTCATGACCCCTGCCTTCCTCTGGGCGGGCACCGCCACAAAGCTCCACTCATATGCGTCCGTCGGCGCCTTCAAGGTAAAGTAGCACAGCTTCCCGCCATACGACTTTCCTCCTTGATGCTCGCAGTGGTCCTTGCCGCAGATGGAGCAGCTCCGGCCCGTCACGCTGCACCCGATGCTGACCTCCTTCTTGATTCCGGCCTCGATCTCCTCGATCAGGGGTGCGTTCTTCTCATTGCGCAGCATATAGGCGTATCCCTTCAGGAACAGCCCTCCGTCTCCTGCGCCGGTGACGCCGCCCTCCCGGCAGACCTCCGTCTTGTACAGCCGGGCGGTCTGTCCCTCTGCGGACCAGTTGTGGTCAAAGATGCCGCTTTTTCCCACAAACAGTCCGCTCAGGATATCCAGTGCCTCCTCGTCGAACCGCTCCCAGTCCCGGTCGATCTCGTTGTCGCACAGCCGCAGGGCGAAGGTATACACCTGCTCCGGCGTCAGCTCCGCCCGGCTCAGCCGGTTGATGAGGATCATGTCCTCCCGCCCCACGCTGTGCCGGATGACACCTCCTGGCTCTTTTCTTACTTCCATACCGCTCCTTTCTCCTCTCTTCCGCCATCAGAGCCCTCGGCCTTTCCAGCTCCGGCCTCTCGCTCCATCCTGTCGTTTTCCAGCGCCAGCTTCCTGGTCTGCTCCCGGTACCAGTCCGCCTTTGCCTCCTCCAGCAGATCCTGCAGATTGATGTCATCCCATACCACCCGGAAGCCGCACCCATACCCGTGCATCCGCAGCCACACCTGGCAGATCCGCTCCACCGCTGGCGTCAGGGACCGCCGGATGGCGGTCATTTCCGTTGTCAGCAGGTCGGCCTGCTGGGCGCTCATTCGCTCGGTGCTGGACCAGGTGAGCCCCAGCATAAACGGCGGGATGCCCGTCTTGCTTACCAGCTGCTCCAGAATCTGCCGGATGGGCACGGAGCTGTCCAGGATCTGGTTGTCCGCGCCGATCACCTTGATGTCCACGTCGCCCACCGCCACGAAATCCCTGACGCTGCCGTTCCGGGTGCTCTCCATGGCCCGGCTCCACTCGCTGGCCAGCTGCCGGCTGCGCTCCTGGGCCATGCCCCGCTCCCACTCGCCGTCTCCCGGCTTGTAGACCACGGCGAACCGCACGTTGCCCATTCGCTCCCAGTTCACGCCGATGGCGTAATAAATTTTCCCCAGCAGCTCCGTCAGGAAGGGCATGGACCGCAGCAGTGACACCCCGTAGGGCGTGTGGGCTTCCGGCTGGAAGGGGGTGAACAGGAGGAACTGCTGCCGGGGCAGCGGCTTGATCTGTCCATACTCGTCCTGTCCGCACAGTTTGAAGTTTAGCGGTCCGCCGTCCTCCTGGATATGGACGTCCTCCACCCGTCCGCACAGCACGGCGGCCACGTCTCTTTGGTCCGCTGCCGGCACAATTTCCCCCACCGCCTGTCCGAGCACCAGCAGGGAGTCCATGTACTGGTCCAGAAAGGCGTTGATGCCCCGCTGTCCCCGTCCCACGTCCACCTGCTCCAGGAAGCGCTTCAATTCCCTGTCCGCCCTCGGGTCCTCGCACTCTGCGGAGACGCCGCCGCAGAGGCGGATGATTTTACAGATGCAGGCGTCCACCAGGGGCACAGCCTCCCGAATGGCCCGATAGAGCTGCTTGTCGCCGGTCCGCAGGGGAGTGTACCCCCTCCACAGGCCGAAGGGCGGCGGGTCGCCCCGTACGATCTGCGGCGTAGCCGCCGCCCCGGCCTCCGTTAGCTTTTTCTTTCGGTTAAAGAATTTCATTTCTCACTCCTTCATTTGCCGCCGGGCCACCGAGCAGAACACGCCCTCGCTGTCCCCCCGATCCGCCATGGTCACGGCGAAATACCGCATGTCGTCCATCGCGTGGTCGTGGTCCTTGTGGGGCGCGTCCCGCCCTCCGGCCTCCTCGCTCCAGCGGTACAGCGCGATCTCCCTCAGACAGTCCCCGCAGGGCTCGCAAATCACAATGCGCCCTTTTTTCAATAAATCGGCGGTGATTCGAATCCCTGAGAGCACGTCGTTATTGGCCTTGAGCACGCAGTATCCCGCCTGACGCAGGGCGGTAATAAAACTGGCGGCGGAGGGGTCCGCCACCACGCAGCGGATCTGGTGATGGCCGGCCAGCCTCGCCAATTCCGCCGCATACTCCTGGTCCGTCAGCTGTACGCCGGTCTGTCTGGAAGCGTAATAATATTCCTTCACCCGATACCAGACGCCGCCGCTGAGTCCCCAGAGTCCAAAGGAACATGGATTTGCGGTGCCGTAGTCAACGGAGATGACGTACTCCTCCAATTCCCCCTCTGGCACGGGCCGCGCGTCCCGCGCCGGATCAAAGAAGTCGTAAATCAGCCCCTTGGCCGCGGTCCATTCCCCTAAGATGAACCGTCTGTAGAAAGCGCCGCTGTAGCTGGATCGATACCGCTGCCGGATTCTTGGCGAGAGGGAGGGGTTATCCTCCATGGTGAAGTGGAGGTATAAAGCGTTTCTCTGCTCGCATTTCAAAATCCACTCCCGATAAAACCAGTGCTGCGGTCCTTCTGGATTACAATTAAACCACAGCCTGGATCCCTGCACGCTGCATCTTGCGATGGCCTGCTCCACAAAGGACCTTGGCATCAGCGCCGCCTCGTCCAGCAGGACGCCCGCCAGGGTCACGCCCTGGATAAACGCCGCGCTGCCCTCGTCCTTGCCGCCCATCAGGTAGAAGCGGTTTTCCCTCCCGCCCTTGCTGATGACCAGCAGATTCTCGCTGCGCTTCTCCCTGCACCGGAACCCCAGCTCCTTGAGGGTGGGGGTCAGCTCCTGGAGGAGGTTCCTCCGCAGGGAGACAACGCTTTTGCCGCAGAAGGCGAACTGCTGCTCCCGGAAGGAGGCCATGGCCCAGCAGACGAAGCTCAGTCCCATGCACAGCGTTTTCCCGCTGCGCACGGCGCCGTCGCAGATGATGGCGTCATACCGCCGGTCCGGGGATTTAGGGCCCCACCAGCTCATGACCCGTTTCTGCTTCGGAGAAAACCGTTTGATCTTCATAAAACCAGACCTCCCATTCGAAAAATACCCGCGGAAGCCGCCAATCCTATTCCGCTTCCGTCTCCAGCGCCTCCAGCAGGGCGTTCAGCCCGTCCTCTCCGCCCCCGGCGCACTCCAGCAGCAGTCCGATGGCCTTCACCCGGTCCGCGAATTTGACCTCCACGGCTCCCGCGCTGTTGACCTTGAACTCGCTGACGCCCCACAGGTCCAGGTCCTTCACATAGGCGTCCTTCGGATTTAAGGCCAGCGCCACCGCGTCATTTTGGCTGCTGAGCGCCGCCCGTTTCAGGGCTTCCAGGATTTCCTCCCGATCCAGTTCCAT